AGTGCCGTTAGGATAACCAGCAAGACATCCATAGCGTGAGTTAAGATTTTGAATTGCCTGATATGCCCAGTCGGTAGGTTGCAGATCCGAATAGGTAGCAGGAGCAGCAAGTACAGGAGCAGAAGTTGCGATAACAGCAACACCAGCAAGAATTGAACGAGTAATCATAAGTTTTATTAAAGTGAAATGTTAAAAGACTTTTTAGGAGTCTCAAGAACCTATTTAGTGTAACATATTGAAATGTGAATGTCAACCCTCTTGTTGGGATTGTGCGGCAGAATTTTCGGTTATCCGCCCAAGATAAGGATCATAATCCATATAATCTTTGATGTCAATATTCGCACCATTCTGTGCCCAAAAATTTGATAGCGCATCATGTGGGGCTTTATGAAATATTGAAACGTGCTCTGGATGAATAGTAGATTCCATATTCAAATTATAAAGAAACAAGGGAATGGTATAAGTTTTTCCAGATTCTAAAACAACATCTTCAGAAACTGCTCTTGGTTTTACACCATTATCAAGTTTATATTTTTCTCCTCGCATATGATTTTTTACAATTTTAGAAGCATGATGACGAGTAATCAAATAAATTGCCGCAGAAAAATCATTTATAAACCGAATGTGAAGTTTAACGTGAATATCTCCGGTACAAATTGTAGTCAATTGTAAACAATCCCAATCATGAGGAGTATGAGAAAAGAAATCATCCCAAGTAAAATTCCAATATTTTACAAGATCAAAACTTACATCATCCTCAACAATTAAGCAATATTCATCTTCAGTATTTTCATAAAAATGTTTAATTGCTTTGAGATGTGACATACAACATCCAAGTTCATTTTGAGTTACATTGTCAGGTATCCTCCCCTTAAGATATGATGAGACATCATCAATTCTTCCATCATAACCAGAAATTCTGGTATGATTTTTAATATCCCAATACTCAAATTGCTGCTCCATATACTGGCGCCTATCAGTATCAGAATCAAGATTCAACCAGTAAATATGAGGGATATTTACTAACTTATAGATGGATTTATTCTTGTCCATCACCAATTCTTGTCCATTCATTGGGAATTAAATCTTTAGTATCGTGATTTTTAGTATAACCAATATTGCCAAACCATTGATTTGGTGATATTACTTTTTTATTTTGATTTGAAGATAACCATGCTCCCCACCAAGAAAATGTAGAGTTTGCAATAATAAAATCATTGCAAAGAGACATTAAGCAAAGATCAACTCTATTATCAATATTTTCTGAAATCATAAAGCGATCATCGGAAAATAATGTTTGATCATTACACCATTTGGGATCGTCTGAAAAAACAATCACATTACGATCATCATCAAAATATTTTAGAGCATCCTCATAATATTTAAGAGATAAGTTAAAATGATTTTCACTATTGGTAAGATAATCTGTGCGGCGAATATGAAGTGCAATTGGATTTTCAACTGAAGAAATCATCTCCTTACATGGATTTAAAATTTCATCTTTGAAGATAAAATCTTCACGAATCTCTGTCTCAATATGTTTGAAGTATTTTTCAGATTGAAAAAATCCATGAAGAGATACGTGATCTGGACAGAGTTTGAAAAGTTCTTCATCAAAATGAAAAAATCTTTCTTGAACTACTGGTGCATTTCCATTGTTGAGTAATCCAATATTTGCCCTAAGATTAAAACTGTCAAATAGTTCTGAACGAAGTTTATTGCCAATTCCATCATCTACTGCATCCTTATAATAAGGAACAATAATATCTGCTCCTACATTTCTAGCAATACCTTTGAGAGATGCATACTGAAACATCTGATTTGCCAGACGACCCATCCTACCAAGAGCATTAAATCCTATCATACCAATTCTTGTCTGCGTTTTTTTAGATAGTCCAGATTCTCATAATACTGTATCAATTGATTTTTGTCAAATGTCTTGATTTGATTCCACAACTGATAATTATTATTAAAATTTGGATTATTAAACCAAGAGTTTGGGGTTCTTGAATGCTCTAAATGATATGCATAATTATCAATTCTTGCAATACGATTACCAAGGACACTCATACGATAATAAAATTCATCATCCTCACATCCCCATGAAATAAAGTTTTCATTCATCATAAAGGAGTCAATATAAACTTGACGGTTTATAAATTGACTCCATCCAATTGTGGAATTATAAAGTGTTTTATTTTTATCTAATATTCTTGTATCCAGATTTAAAATAAATTCATCATAGATGTCAAAATTATATTCTGCTTTCCATTGATAAACACCACACTGATATGGATAAACCACATCTGCATGATTTTCATTAATCAATTGATAAGCATCAAAATATGATTGAACGGGTAAAATTGCATCAGCATCATAATTTGCTACGACTTTTGTGTTTGATGCAACAATTAGATCATTCAATACTTTACTTTTACAGAACCAAGGTTCAAAACTTTCTTCATAAAAATAAGTCAGATTAGATGTATCAACATACTTTCTAATTTCTGGAATTGCTCTAAATTGAAAAGTAGGATGATTTGATACTTCCTTTACAATTACCTTTGCAGGAATATGTTTAAGAAGATAAGAAACGGAAGAAATAATATTCCTTAAACGATCTTCGGTTTCAATTTTAGTGGGAATTAAAAAAGTTAAATCCATCATACCTCAACAATTTTTCTTTCAATTTCTGTAAAATAATTTGGATGCATATCACTGGTATCCAAATGTAAAAGTGCCTTTCCAAACCATGGAGTAGGTACATAAACTTTTTTATTTTTATTAGAACTCAACCAAGCAATCCACCAAGAAAATGTGCTATTTGAAATAATAAAATCAGAACACAAAGATGATACACACATATCAAAATATCCTTTACGAATATTTTCTGGCGTTTCTTCTACAAAAATAAAATTAGTACCATTAAATATTTCCTTACACCATGAAATATCATCAGACGTAATTAGATATTGTCTATCTTTTCCCAAAAGATTAATGCATTCATAATAATAAGATTCTGTACAGGGAGCATGATAATTTTGAAACTTTATAAAATCACCACGTCTTGCATTAATACAAACAGCATCTTGTATATTATTTTTACTATGAAACTTTTGAGATTCTTCTAATATATTAGACTTAAATGTAAAATCAGATCTAATTTCTTCTTCAACATTTTGATAATACTTATGACTTTCAAAGTGGCCATGAAGAGTTACATTATCAGGACATTCATCAAATAGTTCTTGACAAAAATGATGCTGCTCTAATTCAACAATATCACCCTCAACTTCACCGAATCTATTGCCCAGATGAGTCATTTCAAAGCAATGTTGAAGTTGATGATATACAGTAACAATCCCATCACCCTGAGGACGATCAAACCAAGTTGCTTGAGAATGATCTGGAATACAGAAATCAAATCCTCTATTTTTTGCTATACCGACTAAAGCAGAATATTGGAACATTTGATTTCCAAGTCTGCCATTAGCTCCCAAAGAATTCATACCAATCATAAATTAGTCTCCTTTTGAAAGTCTATAACTATCTTCATCAAAATGCTGTGTAGAAAATTCAAATAATTCTGTATCTTCTAAAGCAAACATCTGATGCCGAAGTCCTCTGTAAATATGAAATTTATCTCCCATATTCAATACGATTTCATCAGCATATGCCATCTCATCGCCATCAGAATATTTGAGAAGTATCTTCCCACTTTGAATGTAAAAAGTTTCATCTTTCAACTTATGGTAATGCCAAGAGCATTTCTTACCCTTTACAAAATAAAGAAGTTTGCCGCAGTATTCTTCTGTATTAACAATCCACTTTTCAAATCCCCATCCTTTTGGAACAAAATTAATCTGCAAAGAATTCATCTGAATTAATCCCTTTGTCATCAATGTAAAAATTACCAGAAGGTTTTCCTAAAAATAATTCATGATATTTACATTCCCACAATCTCAATTGAAGTTCTGTAATGTCATAAAATCTTGATTTTGCCAGATCAGCATTATTATTGTACCGACCCATTCCTCTGGCAGTTAGATATACAATGTAGTTTCCTTCATCATATAACTTATTTATTTTGTCTATTCTATCATAAATTGGAAGAGCACTTGAATAATCACCATTAGTTACTGATGTACAAATAGTTCCGTCAATATCAACAACATATTTTTTCATGATTGATTTTGTAATTGCTCTAAAAACTTGGTAGTAGAATATTCACCGTACCTATCAAAGAATCTTACCTCATGTGCAAATTTGCCTCCCACTATTTCACCATTTCTCCAGTCACCACCCTTGACCAAAATATCTGGCCTATACAATTCTATCAAACGCTCAAGTTCAAGATTGGTATTAAAAGTCAAAACAGTATCAATATATTTGATTGATTCTAACATCAACTTTCTGTGAGATAATGTATTGATAGGCCTACAGTTTCCTTTATCAATTTTAATTTTTTCATCAGTATCTGTAGCAACAATCAAACGGTCACCAAGAGACTTTGCAATTTTAAACAATTCAATATGTCCAGGATGAAGAATATCAAAACACCCATTCACAAAAATAGTTTTCATGATAAAAATTCTTTTACAGTTTTAAACTCATAATCCAACCATTCAGATTTGGCACAAGTATAGTCCTGATACTTTCCTACCAAGTGCTGTGGGAATGGAACATAATTAATACTTCCATTATACTTGGAAGCAACGCATTCTGCAACATGCTGAAAACTTACAGGATTACCAGTGCCCAGATCATAAATTCCAGATGGTCTGTTATTATTAAGCACAATCTCAACCAAGTCACCAACCCAAATAAAATCTCTCAAAAACTTATCAGACCCTTCAAACAAATTTAACAATCCAGTTTCTTTGATTTGTTTGGCGAATTTACTTACAGGACTTGCCTGATCTCCTTTGTTTTGCTCACCATCTCCATAAACATTGAAATATCTAAATCCTTGAATATGAGAAAATTTATCAATATTATCAGTAACCCAATAATCTATTTGAAGTTTAGAAATTGCATAGTAATTCAGAGGATTAAAAATACCTTGCTGATTGCCATAAACAGAAGCTGATGATGCATACTTTACAGGTATGCCATACTTAATTGCAAATTCAAATAACAATAAGGTATAATCAACATTCCATTTATGAATTTTATTAACATCAGTTTCAATGGTAGATGAAATTGCTCCCTGATGAAGAATTAGAGAGACATCATCCCATTCTTTAAACTCTCTAAAAAACTGCCAACAATTATGTTGATCCAATTCAACAACATTATCTAATTTGGATTTAAAGTTTTTTCCAATAAATCCACTGGCACCAGTAAGTATAATCATATTGTAGTCACTCCCCTTTGAGATACAACTTTTGAGGCACACTGATTTGCATACTTAATACTATCCCCAACATCATCAGTCTCTAAAAATTTAACTACAAATGCAGATATGAAGGTATCTCCTGCACCAGATAAATCCCGTACTTCTACTTTCTTTGTTGGGTATCTTTTCCCCCGATACTCACAACCCAATCCTCCCATTGTATGAATAATTTTTTCCGATAACTCTTTAGTCAAAAACTGTTTTGAATTTTCATATTCAACATCATTAATTTTAATGAATCTTGCTTTGCTCGCCCAATCACCAAGAATTTTTTTAGTATCAATAAAAACATTAGGATGATTTTCACAAATATAACTAATATCTTCTGAGGTTAAAAATCCTTTATTATAGTCAGATATTACAATAGCATCATAATCTAGATCTATTTTTTTAACATTTGTTCTTTTTATTTCTTGAGTGGTATCAACTCTAAAAAACATATGATTAGTTTCTTGATGAACATATCTGGTTTTGGTTAGTTGATACCAATCCTTATTTGTATGAATATCAACCTTTCCATATATACTTTCAATATTTCTACGAACGTTTCCAGCCATTCCCGGATTTTCTCTTTGATCTATAATGTTTAATACTGGAACAGGTGCTTCTGGACATAATCTATTAGAATTACAATATACAAAAATGTCTCTGCAACTTTCACCAATTACAAGAATTTTCTTCATGCATCACCAAGATAAGATTTGTAAAAATAAGCAATATCTTGTGGAGAGTGTGGATTAAAGTAGGAATACATAAATCCACAGTTTCCACTCAATAAATTAGAAGTGATATTTGCATCATGAGTTTTCACATACAATTTTTCTTTTGGAAGTCTTTTTGACGACAAGATAGAACAGAAAGAATCACATCCGGCATAATATTCACAGTGTGCGACAAGATCTACAACTAATTGAATATTTGGATTAACCAAAAGATCATAGTTAGACAAAGGAATATTAATCTCATGATCAGAAATTACAATGACTTTCAAATTTGTTTTCTGAGATAATTCTTCAACAAAGTTCCAATCTCTATCATCAATTTGACATATATCTTGCTTTGGTCTTGTAGAGGTTGGATAATGAAATAATATGTAATTTTTGTGTGGAGGAAGTTTTGCGTACTTCAAAAAAGTGGACTCATAAAAAAGTTGCTCTTTAGGTAATCCTCTTTTTACTCCATCACAAACTTCAGCAAAAGTTCCTGCAACATCGATTGCTTGAACTTCATCTGAATTTAATCCAAATAGAGATAATCCGATTTGAAAACTTCTAGCAAAGTCAGGTCTGAAATGCCAAAAAGGAACAGCAATAGGATGAAGTTGATGCATTGCATTTTTTCCAATTTCATCATCAATAAAATATTGATTTTTTAAATTTGGATATCCTGGATTGTTTTCCATCAAAGGAGCAAGAACTTTTCCAAATCTACATGCCCAATAGATTTCTGCTATACTCTCTCGCTCCTCTTCAACCAAAAGGGAATCTAGACACAGCATGTCCCCAATTCCCACAGAAAGATACGTCTTCATCAGAAAAACTTTTTATGCTCAACAACCATTACTGGCCTATCACTCTTTTGTGCATATCGATATGCTGCAAGAACTTCATCTGGACTTTGAGGATCTAACACAGGGAAATCTACCATTTCGCGGAATAGATTAGTGAAATCTTGTTCGTGTGTTGGACCAGAGTAGAAGAGAGTGCTATCGTCAACAACTGTTTTGAGAATAACAGGGCACTTAAATTCACCATGAGAAATTCTTTCAATTTTATCTACATGATTACCAATTGCATCAGCAGCAACAAGCATAAAATCATGCCTCTCAAAATACACTACAGGTCTGAATCCCTCAAAAGACATACCAATTGCGAGACCAACCATAAGATTTTCTGCGACTGGAGTTTCAATCTTTTGATCAAGACTTACATTTTTGAGGGTTTCCATTGCATCACCGGGAACAATACTATACCCAATAAAAATATTCCCATCGTCTCCCATTTCAGTCATTGCTAGAGTCACAGACTCTTTGAATGAAAGATCAGTTTTTTGAATATCAAAATTTACAGGACGTTCCTCAAGACGCGGGAAATATTCTTCATCTGTTTTCATTACAGATTTCATAACACTCAAAGGAGCAAAGTTTCCTGTGCGAATGTGTGGTCTACTTTTATTATAGTGATACCTAAGAACGCAAGGGGGCCATTGAATATCATCATCTTTCCCCCACCGCGACTTCTTGGATGCATTAACTGCCATTCCATCATCTTCGATAACAAAAGTTACTGGGAGATCCCAACCATCTACATAACGAACTGCTTCAGCAAAATGTCCTGTATCCTCAATTCCATCCCCAATAAAGCACCAAACTCTTTGATTTGATTTTTTTCTTTTCAGAGCGTATCCAATTCCAACGGCAATGCCAGGGGTTCCGCCAATGATAGCAGAAACATAAAAGTTTCGTTTACGGTCAAACATAAACATGCTTCTACCTTTGCGAATTTTATCCTCTACCTCCTCGGGTGGAATTCCGTGAAGAAGTGCATGATAGGAATTTCTATGAGTGGAAAGAACATAATCTCCCTCATTAATATTTGCAAAAATGTCAATTAATTGTTGTTCATTTCCACCACACAGATGAACGGTAAATGGCAGATATCCAGCATCATGAACTTCTGCGATGTGATCAGAAAACTCAATTAGTTTTTCTGGTGTCCAATCAGTTCCTCGCATGTTTTTTATTCTCCTATTTTAATCATAATTCTACCAGCATTTCCAGTTTTTAGCAAGTCAAATGCTTCGTTAATTTGGTCTAATGTAAATGTATGTGTTATTAGTTTACTTACATCCAATAGTCCTTCCTTATGTAGTCTAATATACCGAGGGATGTCTTCCTGAGGATTTGTTCTACCACCTTGAGTTGCTTTAATACTTTGTCCTATTCCATTAAAAAGATTGACGGCATTCATTACTTCAAGAAACTTTCCTGGAGCAGGTTGTCCTACAAGAATCATTCTACCAGTATTTGATAGAATAGAAATACCTTGACTAATAACTTCTGGAATTCCCGTAGTATCAATTACAATATCCACCTTTCCTTCAATTTGATCGATAGAAGTATAGAACTTACTTGCACCAATATCAAGACACATCTGTTCTTTACTGATATTATTATCCACTGCAATAATAGGGCAAGCACTCTTCATTGCTGCTGCCTGAATCAAATTCAGACCAACACCACCAGTTCCAATAACTGCAACACTCTCACCAAATTTCAAATCAACTTCATTATCAATAATTCCCATAGCAGTCGTAAGAGCACAACCAAGAATGGCACAAAGTTCGGGGGGAGTATCTTGTGGAACTGATGTCAATCTATTTTCAGAAACAATAGAGTATTCATTGAGAGTAGTGACCTTACCACTGCTCATAGATTTTCCATCAAGAACATAACTTGGGAATGGTGCCTCAATGCCAGTTCCAGGACGCCAGTGCATTACAACCTTATCACCCACTTTAACAGTTGTTACACCGTCTCCGACTGCCTCAACAACTCCACAACCTTCATGTCCCATCAAATGTGGAAGGAACTTAGCATTTCCTTTATGCCCCCTAATCTCATGAAGTTGGGCACCACATAGTCCACTTACAAGAACTTTAACAAGAACTTGACCAACTTTGAGTTCGGTCAATTCAACATCCTTTACTGCAAGAGGTGCATCAATTTTTACCAATACTGCTGCTTTCATAATCTTTAATTAATATACTTCCATTTTTTACTACAATGGTCTTTCATATAAGAAAAATCATTTGCTCTATTTTGTGGTGTTGGTTTTGCGTAAATGTAAACATTTTCCAAATTAAGTTTTTCTAAAATGTAGTATACAGATGTTTCTACGGTGTGAATTTCTTTGGCGTTTTCAAATACTTTAATCCAATCAAATAAATTTACATCATCATAAAATTCCATGTAAATATTTTGATAATCATTACTTGGAATTAAATCATCTCTGGTTCCATAATTAGGATATGTTCCAGAATTTTTATTAATAAGATTATATGGTTTTGTTATATCCAAACCAATTCTTTGAATTAAATTATTTTCTCTTTCTTCATTTCGGTTGAAATTCAAATAATTTTTCCAATCTAAGTAATCAACATTGCAAAAATCGTACTTCATGTGTCCATGTGCTAAGTTGTTATTATGACACTTACATACTTTTTGAACATAGTCAGATGTTTGGAGTGGGACAAACAAATATTCATCAGTCTGCACCATGTATAAACTGTCTGAATTATAAATTTCTTTATAAGGAAATTCTTGATTTTCATCAACAAACTCAACACCATCTGCAATCATATAATTTTTCAAATAAGAATATGTTGAAGTGACTGGCCAGATAACTTTTTTATATTCGGTTTCTGTTCTGACAGATTGTGCTATTTTTTGGCAGAAAAATATATCTCCAATTCCTGCAGGTTGTTTAATTATACAAACTTTATGATTCATCTAATTTAACCTTCCAATAACTATCCCATTCTCTTTCATCAGATGGAATATCTTTTTCTTTAACTATTGTTCCATTTAATCTACCCAAAGAAGCATGAATAAATTCATAATTTTCAGATAAAATTTGTTTGAATTCATCAAATTGATTATCTAATCCATCATACAGTTCAAAACCATTTCCATGAGTTTCTAAAAAAAGTTCTCCAATTTTTTTAGAATCAATAAAATCTTTAACAGTTTTTAATACATTTAAATCACTACCTTGAATATCTGATAGATAATAATCAATATATTCTACATTATTATCTTTTAAATATTTTCCCAGGTTGATTGTTTTTACTGTTATTTTTTTAAGCATTTCTGGGCATCCCAATTCCTTTTCACGTAAAGAAACATCTGCCAAACTACTTGAAACTCTATTGGGAGTGACATAAAAATCTTGTTCTCCATCAGATTCGGAACAAGCAGCATTAACTAAAGTAACCCATTCAAATTGTTTAAATCTTTTATTTAATTCGATAAACATTTCTGGGTCTGCTTCAAATGCATATACAGAATCATACTTATCAAACATTCCCCACAGAGAATTTCCAACATTAGTGCCAACGTAAACTAAAGTACTCATAAAATTATCCTTTTTTAGTAATTAAAATTGACATACAATCATATCCAATATATGTTTTATATTTAACTTCATAATTTTTAAAGCATGAAACAATATTTTCTATAGAGATATCATCCCAACCAATCCAACCTCCACCAAATAAACGATAATCATCAATTACTATGATTCCAGAATCTGGTTGATAAAAATTATCAATAGAAGCACATTCTTTAAATAAGGGACACGATTCGATGCCAAGAGCAGTATCTCCACCAGACCAATGACCATCAAGCCAAAAAACTGATTTATCTTTAGATTCAATACATTTTTGTAGAATCAAAGGCAAAATATCTATAGTATCTCCAAAGTGATTGATAATTTTTTTATAGTTTTTTTCTTCAATAATTTTATCAAATCGTTCGTAATATTTTTGATCCAATTCAATTGTATGAAGAGTTTCAAATTCATTATATAATTTTTCTGGAGTTTCACCAGAATTAGTACCAGACTCCACAAACATCGTATATTCAGTTTTATCTTCACCAAAATCAGAAATTATTTGCTGCAACATTTCTGGATATAATCCACCCTCGGTCCTTTTTTCAGTTGTCATTGAAATAATTTCTCCAAATAAAATCTTCTAAAATTTCCATTTTTTTAACCCTTTCCAAGTTATCTTTGATAGCATCCATCTTACTATAATACAATTCATCAGAAACGTCAAACTCTTCACTTAGGTCAATAATACCATCTTTATTAAAATAATCTCCAATATTAGGAGCACCAAGATAGACAGGAATAGTTCCTGTAGCAAAACAATCCAAAAGTTTTTCTGTAAAATATGTTTCATATTCGGCATTCTCAATCGCAATAGAAAACATATAATCACAAAGACCTTCTTCTTTAGTTGAAATTTCATTGAAACCACGTCCAAAGAAATCAACTTGATCTTTAAGTCTCTCAACCCATTCAAGACGCTTACGATGGCCCTCACACATATTTTTGTTGGATGCAATCATAGAAATGATTTTTGTCTTATCATATACTTTCAGATCTTTAATCCAAGTTCCTTGTGCAGGAACCCATTTAAATTTATCTGGATCAATCTCAATGAGTTCTTGATTGTGAGTAAAAATGATATCAAATGTATTCATTACTAAATTTGAATTCAACTTAACCCAATCAGTAATTTGAGGAAGAATTGCAGCAGATTCAAGAATCCAAGCATATTTGGGTCCAGATCGTGAATCATCAAATGATAGTCCAATAGCAGAATCAATGTAAAAAGTTCCATCACCACCATCATCAACCCATTCAGTAAATTTAGAACTTTTTCCTGCTACTGAACATTTAGGAGCATCAATATAATTGAAAGTATTTCCAACAAGATTAAATTTATGCTTTTGCATTTATTTGCTCCACAATCCAATCATAAGTTTTTGAAATTCCTTCCTCTAAACTTTGAGAATAATCCCAACCAAGTTCTCTACGAACTACGTCATTATTAGAATTGCGACCACGAACACCAAGAGGTGCATCCAACTTGTGCATTTTTTGCACATCTTTACCTGCAACTTTTGCAGCAGTTTCCACAAGTTGATTGATAGTTACCATTTCTTCTGAACCAATATTGACTGGTCCAATGAAATCAGATTCCATCATACGACGAGTTGCTTCAATACATTCATCAATATAAAGGAATGAGCGAGTCTGTTTACCGTCTCCCCATACTTCAATACTTCCACCTTCTTCAGGAAGGTATGCTACTTTACGACAGATTGCTGCTGGTGCTTTCTCACGTCCACCTTCCCATGTTCCTTCGGGTCCAAAGATATTATGATAACGAGATACCCTAACAGGTATGCCATGATTCCTATGATAGGCAAAGTAAAGTCTTTCTGAAAAAAGTTTTTCCCAACCATATTCAGAGTCTGGTGCAGCAGGATAAGCAGATTCTTCACGGCAGTCGGGATTATCAGGATCAAGTTGATTATGCTCTGGATACATACATGCAGAACCAGAATAGAAGATCTTGGTCTTATTGACACCAATCCGTTCATTCATTTTATGTTGCATCTCAAGAACATTGAGATTAATTGTAACTGAATTATGCATAATGCCTGCATCATTTTCTCCAGTGAAAACAAATCCAGCTCCACCCATATCAGCAGCAAACTGATAGATCTCATCAAATGATTGAATATAACGATAAGGAACCGAATGATAGAAGTTGCCCCTATCGCCCTTATATTCAAGAACACGACGAACAAAATCTACATCACGAAGATCTCCCTGAACAAATTCATTTGCTTCAGTAAGAGAATACTCAGGCCTCTTGAGATCTACGCCTCGGACCCAGTATCCTTCGGAACGTAGTCTTTTAACCATATGACTTCCAATAAATCCACCAGCACCAAGAACAAGTGCCTTTTTAGTACAATTTGCCATTATCAAATAAATAAGTTTAAAGAATTGTCTGGATGTATTTTACCACAACATCTTCTATGTAGTCAATCATTTCTTCAGTAATTACCGGGGAACATCCTACAAAAAATACATTATCAAGAACTTTCATCGCATTTGGGTAGTTAAATGCAGATTCAAGATGACGATATGCTGGGTGAATAAGAAGATTTCCAGCAAAGTAATTACGAGTTTGAATTTTATTATCTTCTAAGAATTTAACAAGTTCAGTTTTATCCCCATTACAAATAATGGGAACACCAAACCAACTTGTCTCTGCATCGGGAAGTTCACCAACAACACGAACTCCAGGAATTGTTTCAAAAATTTTATGAAGTCTTATTTTGTTGGATCTACGTTTTTGATGAACCTCATCAAATTTTTTAAGTTGAATAGATCCAATAGATCCAAGCATATCAATTGGTTTTAGATTATATCCAATTTGACCAAAAACATACTTATGGTCAACTACTTTATCATATCCTATCAACCAATTATCAAATCTTTTACCACAGGTTCCACAACTTAACAAATTCTGTGATCCTACACAGTAACAATCTCTACCCCACCAAGCAAAACTACGAGCAAGATCTACAACCTCTTTAATATTTGAAGATACCATACCACCTTCAATTGTAGTAATATGGTGGGCAGGATAGAAAGAGCAAGAAGAAGCAACTGCATGATCTGTAAGATACTTACCTTTCCACTTACTACCTAAACTATCACAATTATCTGCAATTAGGTGAATATTATATTCATTACATATGCTAATAATTTCATCATAGTTGTATGCATTTGCAAGAACTGGGGAAGAAAATAATGCTTTTGTGTTTGGTGTAATTTTTTTACGAATCTGTTCAATGTCCCAATTTAGATCGGAGTAGTCAATATCAACAAAAACTGGTTTTAGATTATTCTGGATAATAGGGTTAACAGTTGTGGGGAATCCGCAAACAGATACAATTATCTCACCACCATCATTCCAACCAAAATATTTCTTAAGTGCTGCAATCATAACAAGATTTGCAGAACTTCCAGAGTTAACCATCACAGAATAATCAAAGTTAAATTTCTTTGAAAACTCCTTCTCAAACTTATTTACATTTTCACCTGAAGAAAGCCACTTACCAGTTAAAAGGGTTTTTAAAGCTGCTTCAATTTCTTGGTTGTCCCAATATGGGCCAGAATAAAAGATATTGCTTTCTCCCTTTACATAATCATTGTTATAAAGATACGGAAAGAAGTTATCTTCAGTATCAAATAAATTGTCAATAAATTGTTTTACTTGTTCTTTCATGTTTATTCTACAATATAAGAGAAATTTTCTTTTAGGCAACCCTGCCATGCCATTTGCAAAATTCTTTCAAACCAATGCGATTCTATTGGATTATTATTATAATCAGTATAGTGCATCATTTTTTTATAAAAATTTTTGCTGTATTTTAAAATACAATTTTTAGGAACTGCATAATTTGCACCAGGAGCAAAACTTAAAAATTTAGGAGTATTATCCATAACAAAAAGATCTTTAATAAATTCTTTAAGATTAGAAATTCTGGGATAGACTTTCATATTCCTGATTTCTTCAAATTTTTTGCTTTCAATTTTTTCTTCCCATTCCATTGGTTGTGCAAACCAATTGTCATTGACAAATTGGGGAAAATAAGAATCGCATAATGTTCCACCATCAATAGGAACAAACCAATTAGATTCTAAAGCATAAATGAATCTTTCTTCGGTTGTATATTTTTTTTGAAGAAGATTGCCTTTAATATGTATCATCATATCTGGTAGATTATCATAATGATCAAAAATATATCTACCAATATCATAAGGATTTGATCCTACATTTGGAGATTTTATTACTTTTCCAAGATGATCTATTTTTGATTTTTGAGGAAAATCATCAGCAGTTCTATCATAGATGATAGTGTTTTCTGGGGAAAAACCATATTCGTAAGTTAGTCTCAACCATTCCAAATCATGATTTGCATGATTACTCACCACTAAAGTTTTAGATAGGCTCATCAACAAATAATTATTTTTTTCATTTTTATTATATCATATCACAAAGAATTTGTAAACCATTATGAAAATTGGTATCACAAGAAAATCCAAGTGATTTCAATTTATCATTATTCAATGTCATATTTTTGACTTGTATGAATTCTTGATCTGGCGGTATGAGTACATCTATAATTTCACTTGAACTATTAACAATTGATTTTGCATTTTCTATAATTTTTCTAAAAGATAAAGATTCTCCAGAAGATATATTATAAACTTCATTAATATTTCCAGAGTCTATAATCAATTTTATAGATTTACATATGTCTTCTACAAACATATAGTCTTTCAAAAAATTTCCACCATCATAAAGTTTGATTTGTTTATCTTCCTTTAAGAGTCTTACCATATAAGCAAGAACATTCTTTCCTGGGGAAATTGTTTTATCCAAACCATAAACATTACCAATTCTAAAAATTCTATATTTAATTTTAAAAGTTTCACAAAAAGAAATTAAAAGTTGCTCTGCACACCTTTTAGTAATTGAATAGAATCCAGTTGGATTGCAACAATCAGTTTCCTTTGCATCTATTATATCATTTCCATAAACAAAACCAGAACTTATAAAATTTATTGTTACATCTCTATTTTTACAATTAGAAAGAAAGTCAACAAATAATTTTAAATTAGTATCAATATCCACATGAACATCTTTAAAAACATTTTGATTTGTTGTGGTACTTATAAAATAAAGAACTTCATTCGTATGAAAGTTTTTACTATCTCTTGGAATAAGAGTAACATTTTCTTTGTACATTCTTGAAAATGTTCCACCAATAAATCCAGTACCACCAAAGACAGATATTTTATTCATATTTTTCATATTCAACAAAAAATTTTTTTACTTTATCCTTTAATTTAGTTTCAATTACATTCGTATCATTGATTTTATTATAGCAAAAAAGGAGAGTTTATGCAACTCTCCCATTAGGTCTTTCAGGCTCGCCACTTGCTCTTTGACTAGAAGCAAGAAACTAGGCGGGAGAGAGTCCCATCCGCACCAACAATTCTTTAAGGAAATTGTAAACCTATTTACAACTCACAAAAGAATTAATTTTCTCCGCAAGTTTTTCAATATTCTCATAAGAAGGATATTGAGGATACTCCGTAGTATCATCCGGATTTAGATCTTTCAATCTATCCACTGTAGCAAAACTAGTATGAAATTCTTGATCAGCAAGAGTTTGTGCTTGCCTAAAGATTTCAAAACGAAGTTCGTAAGGTGTCATTTGTTTTCTCCTTTAATGTGTGTGTTTGTGTGTAACCATAGGGTCATAATTGACTCCACCAGTACTTTTAAAGTCTCTCCGTGACTTGCAGGGGTCCCCGACCAGTACTTTTTAAGTCTCTCCGTGACTATTGGTCCCAATCAAGAATATCATTAGGATCCATATAACAAGGATCATCGCTCAACCATTTCGGATTGCTAAAGGAGCCAGACTTACTTATTATTCCACATTTTTTCCATTGGGTCAACACCAGTTCTCATTACTTCACAAGCTCTCTTGTAGAACATATTTTTAGTGTTTCCTGATGCCTCCATAGTATCCTTAATCTTTTGCCAGTTTTCCCGAGTTCTGTCGTCCATTAACGTACCTCAAAATCTAACTTACGAATTTTACGATTTGCTCTTGCGTGTTGCCAAGCAAGTTCTTCTTCAGTAAAATAAGATTTTTTTTCTTGTGGACGCATTGAATTTAGCATCACAACACTCTTCAAATCAACTGCTGTTATTTTTTCACCAACAACAGTAGTCATATTTGTACATCCACAAGAACGTGTTTGTGTAGGATGACTGGATAATTCTGTATTACAGAGTTTACAACGTACTTCAACCATTTTATTTCTATTGTAAATGTGATCTTAATTGCCAAACAAATTTTCCGTGAGATTCCATCAAATCTTGAACCAAATTAGCAGTTGCGTATTGATTTTGTGTTTCAGATTCTTTGGAAATTTCAACAAATATCTCACATATCTTTTTATTATCTTCTAAAAGTTCTGAAAGCATTTTATCTGCTGTAGTTGAACTTGATGCTTCTTGAACTTGAGTCACTTCAAGCATTCTTGAAAGAGAACTTAAAGGTTTAATATTTAAGTATCTCATATGCTCAGATAATCTGTCAATCTCTTCAAACATAGTTTCATATTGACCACCAAAAAGTTGATGAAGTTGAGTAAAATTTTCACCAACAACATTCCAATGAAATGCCCAAGTTTTATGAAAGATGACAAAAAGTGAAGATTGAGCATCACTTAAAAGTTTGAAAAGTTTTTCCATCAAAGTTTTTTATGTATTTATATGAAAGAAAGAGCGGATGATCGGACTTGAACCGACGACATCTAACTTGGAAGGATAGCGTTCTACCACTGAACTACATCCGCACGATTTTCTTTTGGACAATCAGGAACCCAAGAACCACATATTCTCATTTCACCACCTAATAGTTTTTGAGCATTGCTCTTATCAGGTGCTTTCTCTGAAAAATATGATGGACTTATTCTAACACTCCTATCGTCCCCTGTCAAGTCCTCATAATCTTTGATTGCCTTGTCTACATCTCTATGAACTCTGCGGTCCAAAAGTTGTGGAGTATTTATGAGTATATCATTCAAATCAGTTTGTGGAAAGTATTTTCTCTGAACCTCATCAATAAAATCGTAAATGTTTTCTTCTGGAATATAAGTACATTGTGATACTCCCGTCACCAAAGAAGTGAATACAACTCCTATTACGGCATATCTAAAAATAGTCTTTGGTTTCTTTCCAAATTGAAAATTAAATTCCATAAAAAGGGAGGCAATTAACCTCCCATATTTATCTGTTAGGCAGGAGCATAACAGACGTTAGCAACTCCTTGTCCTGGAGGCGCAATTGCCACAAACGCCCCGTAGGACAAGTCAAGGTCTCTTCCTCCAACAAAAGGACCTCTATCATTTACACGCACAACAACTGACTTACCATTTGCCTGATTTGTCACTCTAAGTTTGGTTCCAAATGGCAGCCAACGATGTGCTACCGAATAACCGTATGCATTGAACCTTTCGCCATTGGCAGTTGTCTGCCCATTATATCCATCCCCCACACCATAGTTAGAAGCAAGACTGCATGAACTTGCCGGGGATGCTGCTTTTGCTGTTACGGGTGCTACACCGACAAAACCAAAAGCAAGAAGTAAACTGAATAAACGCATTTAAAAAAATAGAACTCTACATCCGTATAGGTAAAGGAGAAGTTCCCATCCTCTCGGAGGGCATTACCCACGGCTCTAATTGCACTCAAAATCTCATAATAAAAAAGACACTTTAATTGTGCCTTAATAGTATAAGTGATTATTTATGAATTGTCAAGGAATCATCACTTTACGTCAATTTCCTGATCCCCATACTCTTCTTTTGTTTCCAAAGAAAAATACTCCAATTCTTCCTCATCTTCTGGGTCTAACCATTCTAGAAATTCTTCTGTAATAGCAACAGCAATATCATAATTTTCGGTAGATTGAATTCTTTCAATTGCCCAATTACGTGCTTGAATAACAGGTTCAATCTTTGTTGCCATAATAATCTTTTCGGAAATACCTGGAGAGGATGTTGCTATTGTAGTATGCGGGCATTCCGTCGTCAAGTGCTTCCGTGAGGACATTGTTTGTGAAGAGTTGTCGTGTCTCCTCAAAATTTGTTTTGCCCTTTGTTTTGTGTAGTGAAATAATAGTTCTTGAAAAATTTTCTTTACCGTATTTTTCAATATCTTCTTTAAGTTCCGGACAAGATCCATAATAATTCTTCCAATCCGATTCTGATTTTACTTTTCTATTTTTTCCTTTCGGCGTTCTAAATTGCCATAAGTACTTTCTACCAATATAACAGCGGTGATTAATATTATTTCGTATATGATATACAAACCCATAGTAATCTTGGATTTGATCTGAGTCAAAAATTTTTCCTTCATAGATCCAAGGATTATCGTAACTCATCAATATAATCCAACACTCTATTCAGATATTTATTGACTACTAATTTATCATTTGAAAAAACAATTTCTTCGTTAACTTTATGCTTAAGTTTATAAATTTTTGCCTTTAAAGCGTAAATATCTGTGATATGAATCATAAAAATAGGGGAGATTTCTCTCCCCTATCTATAACGGATTCAGAGTTTGAACCCACTAAATGTGTCCTTTTTCACATCTTGTTTTATTCCACCGACTACATAACTTTCAACTTCAGTTTCCTGTGGTGCTACTTGAAGTCCTTTAGAAGAAATCCAGTGCTGAGTCCAAGGAAGAGGATTGTTATTTGCGGAAATATCATATTGTGGTTTTAAACCAATCCCTTTCATTCTTCGGTTTGCAATCCATTCAATATATTGTTGAAGAAGTTTATCATTAAGTCCAATCATGCTGCCATCTTTAAAGAGATAGTCAGCCCATCTCTTTTCTTCCATTACTGCACGATCAAACATCATAGTAACCCATTCTTCTTCTTCTTTCGCAATTTGTTTCATTTCAGGATCATCACCTTCTCTCCACTTATTCATAATATTTTGAGTGATTGCTAAATGTTGATTTTCATCTCTTGCTATGAGAGAGATGATTTTAGCTGATCCTTCCATAAGCTTAAGTTCACCAAAGGCGAAACTGCAAGCAAAACTAACGTAAAACCGAATACCTTCAAGAATGTTAACGTTTGCAACTGCTCTGTATAATTTTCGTTTGACATCATTGAGTGTTTCTTTTGCTAATGGAACTCCTTCAAGTTGATGCACCCATTGGTTGGATGATCCATAATTTTGTGCTGCTTGAATAAAGTCATTATATGACCCTGTAACGCTTTCAGCACGTTCCAGAATACGTTCGTCGGAAATAATAGTATCAAACACTTCTGATGGGTCAGAATAAATGTTCTTGATGATATAAGTATAAGAGCGACTATGAATCATCTCCATAAACTCCCACACTGTCATACACGCTTCAAGTTCAGGAAGTGAACAGTATGGCAAAAATGCCAATCCTGGACCTCTCCCTTGAACACTATCTAACATAATTTGATATTTCAAATTTGAAGTGTAAATATGCTTTTGCTCAGGACGAAGGGTTTGATAATCTCCACGATCTTTCTGAAGTGAAACCTCTTCAGGTCTCCAGAAATATCCTAGCTGTTGAGTTGTTAATTTTTCAAAGATTGGATATTTGTATGAATCATACCTTTGGATTCCCAAAGGTTTGCCGAAGAACATTGGTTGTTTTTTAGTATTGACCTGATCCGTGTTGAAAACAGTCATGCCTTTTACTTGCGTATGTTCCTCTTCATTAAGAATTTTAAACTGCACAGGATTCACACTCCCCTTCCTCTACTTTACTTAACTCGTCAACCAATTCAGACAAAGTAGGTTTTGACTCCTCAACTTCATCAGTTTTAATATCGTATGTATTCTGATAATATGAAGTCTTCCACCCATACTTATATGTAGTCAGAAAATCATTTGCCATCACAGAAACTGGAACCTCATTGTCGGAATAGTTCTCCGGATTATAACTCCAATTTCCAGAAATTGCCTGGTCAAAGAACTTTTGCATCATTGCAACAATTTTAATATATCCATCATTACTCTTCATATCCCACAACAGAGTATAATTATGTTTCAGTGTTGTATATTGTGGAACAATTTGCTTCAGAGGTCCTTTCTTTGACTTTTTAATTGAAAGGAATCCTCTAGGTGGTTCAATACCATTTGTCGCATTAGAGACGACAGAACTACTCTCTGAGGGCATTTGAGCGGAGAGGGTGGAGTGCCTAAGTCCATACTCTAAAATAGATGCTCGGAGTGCCTCCCAATTATGTTGCAGTGAAACAGAAGAAATCTCATCAATATCTTTCTTATAAGTATCAATAGGAAGAAGACCATCGGAATACTTAGTTCTTCCAAAATATTCACAATGTCCCTTTTCCTTAGCAATTTGATTTGATGCCTTTAGCAAATAATATTGAAAAGATTCTGAAAGTCCATGAACCGCATCCCATGCCTCTTGAGAATCATATTTAAATCCTAATTTGGCAAGATAATGAGCCAGACCAATAAACCCTATTCCAAGAGAACGACGTGCCTTTGTAGCAACTTCTGCAGCAAGTACGGGATATTTTTGATAGTCAATCAATTCTTCTAAACCACGAACAGAAAGTTCACATAGTTCTTCCAGTTCTTCATCAGACTTTACTTTACCAACATTAATAGCAGAAAGAATACAGAGAGCAATTTCACCTGTTGTTTCATCAATATGTTGAATTGGATATGTTGGAAGGGTTATTTCTTGACAGAGATTACTCATCTCAACTTTATCCTTAAAAGATGAGTGAGTATTGCAATGATCAATATTCATGATGTAAATACGACCAGTTTCTGCACGTTCCTTAAGAAGACTAAGAATTAATTCTTGTGCCTTAACAGTTTTCTTTTGAATGGACGGATTATTTTCATACCCAATGTAGAGAGAGTCAAACTCAATTGTTCCGAAAGAATCATAAAGTCTAGGTACGTCATGTGGGGAGAAAAGTGTAATCTCACCATCTTGAATAAACCTTTCATAGAATAACTTTGAAATTTGAATGGAGTAATCCAACTTACGAACACGATTATCTTCGGTTCCCTTGTTGTTTTTAAGAACTAGGATGTCTTGGATTTCTTGGTGCCAGATAGGAAAATGAACTGTAGCAGAACCACCTCTGATGCCGTTCTGTGTGCAGCATCTGACAGTTGCCTCAAACTTTTTAAGGAAGGGAATAACACCTGTGTGCTGTACCTCTCCACCTCTAATTTTAGCGTTGATGCCACGGATTCTACCTGCGTTGATGCCGATACCAGCCCTTTGTGAGACATACCTGCCAATAGCCATATCACTGCTAAAGATACTATCCAGGGTGTCATCAACATCAACGAGAACACAAGATGCAAATTGACGAAGGGGTGTTCTGACCCCTGCCATGATTGGTGTTGGAATGTTGATTCTGTGCCTTGAGATTGCGTCATAATACCTCTTGACGTATGAAAGACGGGTTTCCTTAGGATACTCTGCAAAGATAGTCAGAGCAATCATCATATACATGAACTGTGGAGTCTCATATACTCCACCGGTACTCCGATCTTGTACAAGATACTTATCAACAACCTGCCTAAGTCCAGCATAGGTAAACAAATAGTCCCTATCGTGCCGAATAAAAGCGTTTGCAGACTCAATTTCTTCCTTAGAATACTTGGTATAAATGTCTCTATCATAGACTTCTGCAGAAACACAGTCCATGATATGAGTTTCAAGATGAGGAAGTTCTTGCATCTTCCCATAAAGTTGCTTACGAATGGAAAAAAGAAGCAAACGTGCAGCAACAAACTGATAATTCGGATGCTCCAAATCAATCAAATCTGATGCAGAGCGAATTAAAATTTCTTGAATTTCTGCTGTAGTAATTCCATCATAAAATTGAATGCCAGATTGTATTTCAACTTGTGATGCAGAAACTCCAGCAAGATTCTTACATGCCTCATCAACCATGATGTGCATTTTATCAAGATCTATTTGTTCAACTATTCCGTTTCTTTTTTTGACTTTAAGTTCGTTACTCATATTTTTTTCCAGGTTGTAAATTTAAGTTTTGCTTCTAATCCACTGTATGTATTTAATTCTATCACTTCCTGAACATTGTGTCCAGTGAGTACCATATCATTTATATCCTTTTCCTTTATTGATGAAGGCCAGATGACAACTTTTTGTCCCATTTCAATAACACGGGAAATTCTTGATAGGATTTCTGAATTACGTGGTTCGTTATCATATATCCACACAGGATTGTCAATCCCCCACTTACCAACATCACCATCAGCTCCACAAAGAGCAATCGCGTTTGAAATAAATGTTGAATCAAAGGGACCTTCGGTGATGTAAACAGTTTGATCCTTTTGCACTTCATCAAGACCGTATATTTTTGGGGCATTGTCACATAGCATCACAGTAATGTATTTAACCTTGCTTGGACCCAATGCTCTTCCCTGAAATCCTATGAGAGCATTTTGATAAAACATTGGAATGATAATCCTTGATTCATCATACTTTGTATTCTCAAAGGTTTGTTTAAGAGAATTAGTCCACTCCTTAAATTTTTCCGCATAATAAAATTTATCTGGATTTAATTTTCTACCTTGCAAATATCCAGATGCACTTAGATTTTCAGATGCTTTGGGTAAATCAAGTTTTGGTTTAAACTCAGGAACTTTAAACTCAAATTTAGGTTCTTCTACTGTAAAATTCTTACCAGTATGCCCTTCTTTAAATTTATCAAAAATATATTGCTTATGAATCTCTATATCAAGTTGTTTTAAAAAATTATTAAATGATATGTTAATACCACAATTATGACACTTATAATTTGTATTATTTTTAACCTGATAAAGATATCCTCTCAACTTATTCTTATTCTTTTGGGAATCCCCACAAATAGGACAACGAAAGTTATAGAGATTGTTCTTTACCTTTTTAAATTTTTGAAGGCGAGAAGATATCAAATTGATGTACTTAACATCAATAAAGTCCATAAAATCACATAATCATTGATACAAGTTTAGCAGATTATCTTATTTTGTCAAGACATATATTAGTTAGTTTTATGTTGATGATTTATACGTGCAGAATCTTCCATTCCGGCAGGTGTCCACCAACCAGATGCAAGAGTTGACATAGATGTGGCAAGAATAGCAAGAAGAACTCCACAACCAATAGTCATCCATTTGATTTTGGAAACATCACCTAATTCTTTTTCCAAAATAGTAATTCTGTCCCCAGATTTTCTATGTTCTTTCTCATTATCTTCTTTTAAATTATCAATCATTTTAAGAAGTAAGTCATCAGTTCTTTGCTGATACTCAATTTTTTCATCGTGTACAGCAAGCATCTTAATTACATTCGTATTAACTTCACTTAATTTTTGAATGGCATCATCAAGTTTGTTGACTATATTTGCAAAGTCAGCAAACTTTTGCTCTAGCACAGCTACTTTTACAATTTCTTCTGACATTGTTCTAAAGCAAAGTATAGTTTTAAATAAAGAGCACTTTGCTAATATAATTCGTTAGATACAATTATTTATTCTTTTGGTTTCATCCATTTTTTACGAGAACCTAATCCCAAGTATATACTCTTTTTCTTATTTTTGAAAACTGGAGGATTACCTGGATCTGCTTGAGGAGTACCTGCAATTTTCCCCCCACCAACAGAATTGGTTGGTCCTCCAACAACCATACCATCCTCTTTCAATTGCCTAAATGCATTAATTATTTTTTCCAGTTTATTATTTTTCATTGTAAATTTTGTAAAGTTCTGAAAGGCAATGAATATCAACTTGAATATCGTGAATTGAAGATTTTGGATATTCAGGAAATTTTCCCAAAAATATAATAAAAGTCTTCATTGCAGACCATAATTCCTTTTCAATTTTAAAAAATAACATTGGAGTTGTTGCTTCACCAAATATATTATAAAGAATAATAAAATGGTTAATAAGAAGGTGAGTTTTTAGGTCACCAGTATTCTTATATCGTTTCAAAAGTCTTTTGATATATTTAAAATGATTCAAATCCTTATCAAAATCTTCTCTGGTTACTGCCTGAGGATTTTCATAATGTTTAATTGCAAACAAGAGGAAATTGTCCTCATTCAATTCATTGAAAATCATTTATTATCAAGCAACAGTAAGTGTAGTTGTTCCAATACCAACATCAGAAGTTGTTCCTGAACCACCAATATTGCGAAGAAGAACATCACCAAACTGTGAGGTGAATGAACTAATTACACCAACAGCACTTGAACCATCAGTAATAACGCCAACAAATCCACTTGGAAGATCAATTTTCAGTTTTGTTGCATTCGTGCGAGTACTAAATGTAACTAAAAGTCCTTGAGTAATTGTTGATCCAATTGTGCTACCAGTTCCAATTTGAACAGAAGTAGTCCCAACAGCAACAACAGGAACATTTGTAAGTTTACCTGCTACTGTAAGAGAACTTCCAATAGCAACACCTGCTACTGAATCAACAAAGATATTAGTTCCACCAATCGCAACAGTTTGTCCCGATGTGGTTAATGTTGTTGAGATTGCAACGTTTGCAGAAAGGACTGTACTTGGTGCAGTAAATGCAAATGATACTCTGTTTGTAACTTGACCATTAAAGTTTGTAAACACATCTGGAGATCCGTGCAGAGCAGCCGTTGATGACCAGGCATATTGAGTGGATCCTGATGATGATGCAGTTGCAACGATTGCTGTGGATTCGTTTGCATTATTTGCATCAAAGGTACGAATTCTCATCGTTGCACCAGCACTTGCAAAAACAAGCTCATTGAATACAACGTGAATATACCCAGTAGTGTTGGTAGCAATACCAGTAGTTGCTCCACCACCGATGGCAATTCTTGAGGATCTATTTGGATCTTCAAAGAAGACCGCAACAGGACCAGCAGTACCGATACCAGTAGCACCAGCATCTCCAAGTGTTGAAGTACTGTTCAATCCAACAACTGGAACTAAAACTTCATCATAATAAGATGATGAAAGACCAGAATGTTCGCTAGTGCCATATCTTCTGTAAACCCATCCACGTACATCTGCAAAGCAATTCCAAGGAGTATTATTTCTATCATTCTCAGACAGATGTTTGGGAATAGCATAATTGTTTGCTGCGGTTTCAGTTGTTGTGGAAATGCCCCAGAGTGCCATTCTTTTTACCTATAATTCGTTAATCTAAGAAGTATTTATAAAAAAATGAGACCTCGTTAATTAGAGGTCTCATTATTTTTTGAGAGAACTATTAAAATATTTCGTATAAACTGATATACAGTATTTGCCTTTATTTTTTTATTTTGTCCAAGATATTCAGAAAAGGAAAACAACAATCCAAGGATTACTGTTATTCCCCAATTTGCTACTAAACAACTAATCACTTGCAGTTCTTCAGAAGAGCTACTCTTACTGTTGAGGCAATTACATTATCAATATCGTTATCGGTTGTTGCGACATAACGATCAATCAAATCCACAACCAGTTTCTTTACCTGGCATGAATTCATAAACTGAATCAAGATTGGTTTTAAAAGATTTACTACATTAGCCATTTTGAGAATCCTATTACAACAATATTATTTAGGGATTTTACCTAATTTTAATCATTTATCAACCACCTGTAGTTGTTCTTGTACTTCTCCTCATCTGATCAAGATAATATTGAGTATGAGGTCTTGCTTTACTAGTATCCCCTGCTTTTAATGCCTTGGCTGCTGGACCACTATCATTTCCCATCATAGCATCAGCAGCAGCAGCAGAGTACTCTCTAGACATTCCTCCCGTTTGCCCTCTGTGCTTAGGAGATCCAGCTTCTGCTGCTTGCGCTTCAAGTCTTTTTCTTAGATCAGTACTAGAAGGTGGTTTTTCCCCTTTTTTGTGAGTAAATCTTGCCCTATTTAAAGTGTCTCCAGTTTTAATACTACCAAGACCCTTTCCACCACTCATTTGATTGATAGCACCTTTGCTAATTGGTCTCCATCCTTCAATAATAGATTCTAACCAAGCATCACTCATATGCTCTACAATATTTTCTGCTGAATCAAAATTTTCAGCAAAACAATTATCAACCAAAGTTTCAATTACATAATCATAAATGTTTTCAGTTTCTTCCCTCATTGCTTGCTTTCTTTTCCAAGCATAATAAATTTTTTCACCTTTTTCTGCTCCATACTCTTTCATCATTGCCTTTTTTGCTGAAGAAGTTTTCTTTCCAAGTGCTTCTTCCTTTCTTCTTTCCACAGAAGTCATATGTCTTTCATCAAGTTCATATTCTTCAGTATTAAGTGGAAGTTTTCCTTGCTTTAATGCATTGATTTTAAATTGCTGTTGCTTTCTTACAAGATTTATTAATTCTTGTGGAGTTGGTTCTTGTTGAGTTGGTTCTTGTTGAGTTGGTTTTTTTGATTGGGAATCAATTTCTTCCTTTCTTAAACTTTTAAGTATTTCATCAGGAGATTTTGTAATAGTATCAGATTTTTCACGGGGAATTTGTTTTCTTTTTGCTTGCAATTTCAAAAGTTTCTGTCTTCTTCTTCTGAGTTTTTCTTCTCTTTCATAATCTGTTTCTTCACCAATTTCAACCATTTCAATCAATTCACCACCCAATTCAGAGGCAATCTGAATCATCTCAGTATTCATCGTTGGATTGATTTCAACTATATTATTTACCTCTTTTTCTTTAATTTGTTTTTTATTTTGCTCATTATCAACTAAATCAGCAATTTCAAATAAATCATCTCTCCAATTTGATAATGATTCTTTACGAGTTTTAATTACAGAACCTATTTTTCTACGACGATTTAAAAGATACTTATCGGTCTTTGTATTTTTTTTACGATCATTATCAATGTCAGAATCTTCTTGTCCTACTGGATCAAGTTTTTCAGATACAATTTTTCCAAAATAAACCTTTGAAATATCGTTAAGAATATTATTAGACATTAGAATAAATGCTTTTTTTTATTTTTCTATACTTATTTATAAATTCTTTGATAGCATAATATTTTGCACCAGATTGTAAATTTTCTTTTCCAGTTTTAATTGCTCCTGGAGTTTGTTTTGCTGCGTATTTAGCTGCCCCAAGAGTTCCCGTTAAAGTATTTGGTTTACCAGGCTCTCTATACATACGGTTCATATTTTTTTCAGTATATTCATTCAAATCTTTAATCCAAGACTTAAACATAATATCATCTTCGGTAACACAAATTAAATAATTAGTTCCTCTACGAATTACTTTTCCAGTCAATCCAGTATTCATATTTTCTACAATATCACCAATTTTAAAAATTTTATTTTGAACATAATTTTCTCTCAAATTTTCATTATCCAATTTTGGAGCAATTTGCCACAAATTAAAATTTTCTTTTATTGAAATTTCCATTCCTTTACGAACATCATTAAATAATTTTTTCGTTTCTTTATCATCAAGTTTTTTAGGAACTCCTCTTCGGAAAGTTTCAAAATCATTTTCTGCTGCTGCCTTTCTCATTTTAGATGCCGACATTCCTGATGCATTTTTATCAGAATCTGCTGTTCCTGCTGCAACTACATTGATTTGTGAAAAATTATATTCAGAACCATTATACTTATTTGCAAGATTTTTAATCTCTGCTTGACGATCTGAACCAACAACAATATTTACATTTCCATACCCATCCTCAGAAGTTGCCCTCAATACATCAAAGATATTTTGCATATCCGGATTATTAATTATATTTTCACCAAATTTAGGAAACATTTTTCTCATATATGAGATTTTTGTATTGGGATCCAATGGATTCTTTTTTGGATCTTGAATCCTAGATGGATAAATTTTCAATTCTCCACCAATAGAAATACGATCTGCAGTCTTAAAAAGTTTTTCGTGTCCTATTGTCGGTGGATTAAATCTTCCAAAAATAATTGTAGAGAATTCATCATTTTGTTGTTGTTCTGGAGATTGCTGTTGTTGCTGTGGCAATTCAGATTGTATTTGTTGTGTTGGTAAATTAACTTGAGTTCCTGCGACTTGTTGATTTGCTTTTGTTTTTGGACCATCTGGAATATCTCTTTTACCTACTCTTTCACCACGATTAAAAAATTCAAGTTCACCCCCAACAGTTTTAGCAACAAATTCTCCACGAGAATCATACCAATCCCCGTGCCCATCACCTTGCAATCCAAGTTTTTTGGCTTGTTCTGATGCTTTAGTTTTCTTTGCTTCTATTAAGAACTGAGAAAATCTCTTCATACTATATTATTTTTTAAATATTTATCAATATAGTTTTAAATGAAATGATGCACTAATCTTATTTGGTGCAATTTGGTTTGCCATAAGAATAGATCTTGCCTTATCATCTGCCTGATCTTGAGTTAAATTCTTTTGTCCAATTTTTTTAGATTTATTGTATATATTTTTTCCTATTCTTTCAATAATTTTTTCAGAATCCTTTCTATTCAAAATCCCTTTACTTACAATTCCAGACCATAAATCCAAAATAATTTCATCTTGTTTTTTTTGATTTCCTGAATTTTGAATTGCAAAAGCAATTTCTAATTTATTTTGTGCATTTCTATAACTTCCAATATATGATGATAGTGTTTTATTTTTAACTGATGGATCTATATTTTTTGCCAACACATCCATATACTTTTCTGAATTTTTCTTTTTATCATCATAACTTTTACCAATCATTTCACCATTACTAACAATATCAGGTGATAATGATTTGTTAAATACTTGACCACGAATAGATTGCATCTTTCTAATAGCACCAGAATTATACAAAATAATATTTGCACCACTCATACCCATTGATCCCCCAGCGGCAGTCTTAAATTGTGCTTCTTTTTCAACTTTAAGAGATGAACTAGCATTATTATATCTAATACTATCAGTTTCTCTCTTATAACTAATTTTTCCATTTTTTTCCAATGTTAGTTGATCTACTTCAACAACATATTTGAGAGTTTCATCAACTTTATAATATGTTGATTCATTTTTTATAGAATTAGTTCTAGATTTAACTGATGGAGGATTTGGTAGAGGTATTTCTTTTGATGGAAAATTTACAAATCCAATTCGTGAAGAATATACACCTTTAGTTGATGTCGCTTTCTTAAGAGAAATTGGTGCTAATTTTTTTTGTTCATATAATTTATAAATTAATCTATTCAAACCTACAATATCATCTATAGCATATTTTTTTTGAACATCATTTGGCATATTTTGAAATGCATTTCCCATAACAACAGATAATTTGATATATTCTTTTATTTTATCTACTGCAGACTGATCAAAGAACCAAACATCAGCAGGATTCCATCTATCAGATTTTACATTAATTTTAAATGTACCCATATACACTTTATTTAAAAAAATACCAATATTACTAATTTTATAAAAGTAATCTTGTCTACATATTTCTAATTTTTTAGTAAATGAAACTTTTGGATTTTTTAAAAAATTTTCATTTTGTGATTTTAATGCTCCGTGCCAATCATCAGTTACAAAAAATGTTTTAGCATTACCCAATTTCCTATTAACTGTAATAACATCCGATTTTAAATTTGAAAATTCATCTAATATTCCAAGTTTTTCAAGAGATCCAGTCAATTTATCTTTACCAGAAAAGGCATCAATCCAAAAATCTGGAGTTACTTCAATACCTCTTAATGTAAAATTTTGAGATTTTTTTTGAATGACATAATATACAGTCCACATTGTCTCTAAAACAGTTGCAGTTGCAGCCATATTCTTTGCATCTTTCTTATATTTAGAAAAAAAAAGACCCCCCTTGTGAGGGGGGTCTCTGTACAAATTTGTAAATAGTTTTCAACCTAGAATAGAATTTCTCCAATTTTCACTCATATTCACCATAATTCTTTCTGCTGCTTCTACAGTTTCAGCATATCCTTCATCTAAAAGATGTGAAAGAATGAGGTCATAGAGGTCATAAGAGTTGTTTAGATTTTTTCTATTATTATAAACTGCTTTTACCGCATTAAATGAAACTCTATCCTTTTTCTTTTCATCATCAGAGAGATTGGAATATGGAGTATTAGCAAGTACTGATCTTCTTTCTTTTTGTTCTGGAGTTTGATCGGCACTTGTTTTTGCTGTTCTTGCCCATCCTTGGTGAACTGCATCGGAACCTGCTTCGGTTGAAGTTCCACTACCACTTCTTTCACCTCTTCTGAGAGCACGAAGAGCAGCAGCAGCAGAAGAACGATTTGCTGCTCTACCAAAAGAATGTTTATCTCCAGTTGCTCTACCATATCCATATCTAGAATCTAATGCAGCATCAGATGCTTTTTCATAAGGACTATCTTCCTTTTCCATAATATTATTATAAACATCTAAATATGCTTCTTGAAGATTGCGTAATTCTTGTGAGTTCATCTGTATGATTACTTTTTAGATATTTATAAAAAAAGACCCCTTGGAGAAGTCTTGGAAAAGTTTGGAAAGTGGTTTTACTAATAAGTTGACTATGGTTTTGAAAGAATTGGATCAACTTTAACATTTGAACCTGTTCTGTCATTTCTTCTTGCCGCTGCCTGATGGGCGTTACGTCTTTGAAAAAATTCTTTTGTAGGCGCTCCAGTATCTATGTCTC